CCCGGCGGCGGGCGTTCATCGCCGAGGCGCTCGCGCTAGAGGCCAGAGCACGCCTCGGTCAGCAGCCCACCGACGATCTGCTCGAAGCCGCCCAGCGCGCCGTCGGCACGCTCGCCGCGTCCAGCCTCGCCACCGCCCTGCCCGTCGTCGACGCCGCCGACGTGCCCGAGGAGCTTCCGAAGCCGCATTGGCTCTGCGAGGGCCTGCGCATCGCCCCCGGCGCGCCCGTCATGGTCGCCGGCTACGGCTACTCAAGGAAGACCATGGCCATGCAGGCGCTCGCGTTGGCGGTCGCGTCCGGCAAGCGCGTCTTCGGGCTCTGGGAGTGCCGAAAAGGGGCCGTGCTCCACATCGACTACGAGCAAGGCGGGGCCATCACCAGCGCCCGCTACGTCCGGCTGGCGAGAGGGATGGGTTTCAAGCTCTCGTCGCTCGACCGTGGCGCGCTCCAATTTGCCGTGCTCCCGGGCCTGTACCTCGACGCGCGCGGAGCCGAAAGCAAGTTGGCAAAAGCCTGCGAAGGCAAGGCGCTCGTCATTATCGACAGTCTCAAGGCGAGCACACCGAGCAGCGACGAAAACGCCTCGGACGTGCGCACGGCGCTGGATATCATGCTCCGCGTCAGCAACCGCACGGGCGCTGCTTTCGTGGTCATTCACCACGCCACGAAGCCCGCCGAACATCGGAAAACCGGCTCGAAAGAGAGCATCCGCGGGAGCGGCGCGCTCTTCGACGCGTGCGGCGGTGTCTTCGTTTTCGCCGGCGAAAAGGGCGAGCCGACCAAGGTCCGGCACGTGAAAGAGCGCGTGAGCGGGCAGTGCCTCGATGACTTCGGAATCGACGCCGAAGACATCCCGTGCGGCCCAGACCCCGCCTGGGGCCTGCGCGTCGTGCACCTCGAGCCCGAGCAGATCGCCGCGCTGTCGTCGCGGGTCGATGAGCGCACCGTGCTCGCCACGTGCGAGCGGATCCTCGAGGTGATTCGGCGCCTCGGGAAGGCCTCGAAGCGCACCGTCCGTGAGAGCGTCCGAGGCGCCCGCGAGGTCACCGATGAGGCCCTCGCTCGACTCGTTGCGTCAGGACGCATACGTGTAGAGGGAAGTGGGCCGAACTGCGGATATGTAGCCTAATGTTGTACCGTGGCGAACGTGGCGGATCGTGGCGAATCCCGCAGTGGCTACCGTGGCGAACGTGGCGCCCCCCCCTTTAGGGGGCGCCGCGCCGCCACAGTAACGGTACAACATCTCATGACATTGAAAGGCGAGGTGCGGGGATGTGCGCAGAGAGGCATGACGCAGGCGAGCGGACGCTGGACGAGAGCGTGACGGTGAGGGACGTGCGACTCGCCGTAGCGGCACTGAGGCGCGCGCGCTCCGGGTCGCCACGCCGCGCGCTCGACACGGTCGTCGACGCCATGACCCCGCGCCCGGTCGCTCACGCTGCAGAGGAGGCGCTCCGGGTCGTCTCGGGCGGCGTGCCCCTGCACCGGCTCTCCGGGGCGGACTCGAGCGTGATTGGCGCCGCGATGGCGTGGCTCAATTCGCGCGGGATTGCGATTGCGTCTCGGGCCAGGACGCGTTTTCAGGGCGCGGACGGGCCAGGGTAGCCACCGGGGTGTTCGGACGCGTTTACGGGGCGGATAGAGCGGCTGAGCTAGGAGGCGAAATGGGTGAGCAGAGTGATCGTGGCGACCGTGGCGACCGTGGCGACCGTGGCGGGAGCGGCGCCACGGTGCTTGCGCGGGAGCTACTCCGAATCGAGCACGTCCGGCTGCCTGGCATGAGCTTCTCGCGATGCCCGGTTTGCTTGTCGCCCAACGATCTGAGCCAGCCACACGAGGATGGGTGCACGCTCGACGCCGCGCTCCGGGACGCGGGGGTGCGGCGATGACCCGCGTCGTCTCGGTCCGGTGTACGCGCACGTTCAGCACGGGGCCCACGACGTACGAGATCAAGCTGCGGCGCGTTGTGGACAAGTTCACTTCTCGGGCAATCGACGTTTACATCCCCGCCGAGTTGACGGACGAGAGCGTGGCGCGGTTCGCCGCCGAGCTTGGTGGGGCACTCCGTTTTTTGGATGGCGACGATGAAGCTGGATGACGCGGTGAATGCGTGGCGGGCGGTGCCGGCGGATAGGCGCATCTCGCTCCTCGACAGCATGCGGTGGCAAGAATCCGTGGCTGCAATGTTTCAAGACCATGCAGAAGTGGAGACCAGCCGCGCCGCCATCGCACTGCTCGAGGCCGCGGCGGAGGAGGGGGAGTAGTGATGTGGACCCAACGCAAAAAGCGCCGCGCCGCGCGAGGGGTGAATGCGCATGCGACGGTGCCGCCCCCGCCGCCGCCCCGGTGGCCATGGCCGGTCATGGTGCCGCGCTGATTGGCATTCAGAGCGCGTGCATTGTGCACAGAAGATGCGCGTGCATAGTGCACGCATCGCGGGAGCGCGCTACAACTCCGGTCGGTGGCATCAAAACGCGAGCAGATTGGACCAGACGCCGAGGCGCTCCCGCCCCCGCCGCAGGGGCGCGCCGAGGACTGCAAGACGAAGGCGGAGCGCGTCGAGTTCATCGAACAGATGATGGCCGCGCTCACGTGGGAGCGCGGGCGGTCTGGCCGCGCGCTCGCAAAGGTGTGGAACGTCGAAAAGTCGACCGTGCGCGACTACGCCGCGGAGGCGAGCCGGAACGTCCGCGCGGGCCTCAGCCAGGACGAGGCCGCGATCGACTGCGCGGCGGTCTTGGAGCTCGCCATGACGCGGTCGATCGCGTCGGCGCAGTACCAGGCCGCGACCGCTGCGGTGCGGGCGATGATGGATCTGACGGGCTGCGCGGCGCCCACGCGGGTCGCGGTCGAGGCCGCGGCGAAGGCGGCGGAGCCGTGGACCGGCCTGTCGGAGGACCCGGCCGAGCGGAGCGAGCAGATCGCCGCCGTGCGCAGGCAGCTCGACGCGCTCGAGGCCGAGTGCGCGAAGGAGCTCGGGCGGGGCAAGCCATGACGGGCGAGGCCGAGCCGCTCTACGCGATCCGGCCGCTCGAGCGCGGCGACCACGCCTTCGTGGTCAGCACGTGGGCGCTCTCGTCGGCGCACCGGGCGGAGCGCCCGTGGTGGCACCCGAGCGAGCCGAAGTGGCTATCCGCGACGCGGCGCCTCGCCAACCTTTGCGTGCAGAATGCACGGATCGTCGTATTGTGCTCTCCCGACGTCCCCAGCGCGGTCATGGGCTGGGCGTGCGCGCGTGACGGTCACGTGCTGCACGCGTACGTTAGGCCCGCGGTGCGCGCGACGCACCTCGGGCGCGACTGGAGCCGCCGCCTCATCGAGGCAGCTACGGAGGCCGAGTGAAGATCTCCCAGGTCCTATGCGATGAGTACATCCGCACGGCGCGCCGCGTGAACGCGGAGGTCACGCAGTCGCTCGACGCCGAGCGGCACAAGATCGTGTTCGCGGAGACTGACCGCGGCGTCACGCTGTCGAGCGACGGCGACGTGTTCGCGCTCGTCCCGTGGTCGCGCGTGAAGCAGGTCATCTACGCGCCCGTCGAGCCGAAGGCGAAGGCATGATGCTCACGCTGATCGTCGCGCTCGCGGTCTGCGCGCTGATCGCCCACGAGGCGCGCCGCAAGGTTCGCGAGGCCCGGGACATGGCCGCCGCGACGGAAGCGCGCGTGCGTGGCGAATACGCAGCGCGCGGGGCCGTCGCGTGGGCGTCGCACGAGCTGCAGCCGGCGATCGACATGCTCCGCGCGACCGACCACATCGCCATCGCGTGGACGCCCGACGGCAGCGAGGCCGAGCCGTGGACGTGCAAGCTCGAGCACCGCTCCGGCGACGTGGAGACGCGTGGCGCGACGCCACGCCTCGCGGTGGACCGCGCGATGGCGTGGATGCGCGACCGCGAGCGCAACGGAGTGCCGCGTGGAGGGACGTACAAGCTCTTGCAGGCCACGCGCGACGGCCTCGAGGCCGAGCGCCTGCAGGTCGTGACGGTGCACGACGACGACGAGGAGGACTAGTCGTGCTGTTCAAGCGCCGCGTCGGCCTGTTGGAGGCGCTTCGCCGGCCCGTGGCCGAGGGCTACGCGCCCGTCTGCACGACGTGCGGCCGGTACCTCGACAGCTACGCGATCGTCGAAGACGTGGGCGACGTCGTGAAGGTACTGGGCAAGCACCACGGCGCCGAGGAGCTCGTTTCCTTTGACCTGGGCACGCGCTCGCACGCGACATGGGACGAGCGCGTCGAGGACCTCGCGCGGTCGATGCGCGGGCATACGTGGTTCGACCCGAACTTGGTGCCCAAGTGACCGGCCTCGTCTCGGGCTTCGTGGGCGATTGCATCCGCCGCGCGTCGCTTGAGACGCTCGTGACGTCGCAGGACTATTTTGGGCTCACGACCGCGAGCGACGTGCAGCGCGCCGTGTGCCGCATCATCGACGGGGCGCCGCTCGACGACCTCGCCGAGAGCGCGCCCGTGCGCGAGGCGTTCGGGGGCACGGTGCCGACGGAGCGGCCCGCCGAGGTCGTGTGGCTTTCGGCGATCCGCTCCGCGAAGAGCCTGATCGCCGCGGCGTGCTGCGTGCGCTGGTCGCAGACCTGCGACGTCTCGCAGCTCGGCCCGGGCGAGGTGCCGCGCATCCCGGTGCTGTCGCTCGACAAAGACAAGGCGCAAGCGGTCCTGAACCATCTCGTCGGGCGCACGAAGGCGTCGCCGCTGCTCCGGGCGATCGTGGTCGGGGAGAGCAAGGAGGGCGTGATGCTGCGTCACCCCTCCGGGCGCGTGGTCGAGGCGCGCGTGGTCGCGGGCAAGCGCGCCGGGTCGGCCGTCGTCGCGTACTGGTTGGCCGGGTGCATCTTCGACGAATTCCCGAGGATGCACGGCGCAGACGACGCCGTCGTGAATTGGGAAGAGACCCGGAACTCCGCGATGGATCGCATCCTCGAGGGCGGGCAGATCGTCAACATTGGCTCGCCGTGGGCTCCGTTCGGGCCGGCGTTCGAGATGTGCACCGAGCACTTCGGCAAGCCATCGGCGAGCATCGCGGTGGCGAAAAGCCCTGGGTGGTCAACGAACCCTTCGTGGTGGACGCCGGAAAGGGTCGAGCGTGCGCGCGGCAGGAATCCGAATTTTCGCACGGACGTCGCCGCCGAGTTTGCGTCGCCCGACGAGGCGCTCATTCCCAGCGATCACGTGGACCGTGCGATCCGTAGTGCTCCCGAGATGCTCCCGCCCGTGGACGGAGCCGACTACGTGGCGGCGATGGATCCGGCGACGCGCGGCAACGGGTGGACGCTCATCGTCTTGACCCGCGAGGGGCAGCGGCTCCGCGTCGTGGCGGCGCGCGAGTGGATCGGGACGAGCGAACGCCCGCTCTCGCCGGCCGCGGTGCTTGACGAAATCGTGGCGCTCTGCCGCGTGTACGGCATCGACAGCGCCGAGACTGACCAGCACATGGGGGACGCGCTCGCGTCGCTCGCCTCGGACCGCGACTTTTCGCTTGTGCGCCGGACGCTGACGGACCGGCAGAAGACGGCCAAGTACCTCGCGCTTCGGACGCGCTTCGCGCTTGGTCAGGTCGAGCTCGCGCCAAGCGAAAAGGACCATCTGCGGGTGGACCTGCTGCGCCTCCGGAAGCGGGTCACGCAATCGGGCGTGTCGATCGACCTGCCCGCGACGCCGGACGGGAGGCACTGCGACTTCGCCCCCGCGCTCATGCTCGCCGCGTCGAGGTACCTCGACGACGTGGCCCCGGGCGCCGAGACCGAGGAGCAGCGCGAGGTGAGGCAGATGCGCGAGTGGGCTGAGCGCACGTACGCGCCACGCCGCGGGGACGAAGGGGAGAGAGACGATGGCTACGAATGACGTGGTAGGCACGCCGTGGTGGGACCCGCAGGCCCCGGACGCACCGCACCGGCGGCTAATCCCGCTCGTGCGCACGCTCCAGCGGCAGCAAGCGACGCGCTATCAAAACATGCGGAAGATGATAGCCGTCTACGAGAAGGGATACTACGCCACGCTAGGGCGCGCGGCGAGCATCGAGCCCTTGGACGAATACAAGCTACATTTCAACGTCGCCAAGAACGCGATCGACACGCTGCACGCGCAGGTCTGCACGCCGACCGTCGCGCCGATGCTCCTGACCGAGGGCGGGACCTTCTCGCAGCGCGAGCGCGCGCGGAAGGCAACGAAGGCGGTCGACGGCGTGTTCTCGGAGAACGACTTCGACGAAGTGCAGGAAGACGTGACGCTCGACGCGCAGCTCGCCTACTGCGGCTTCGCGAAGGTCTCGTCCGAGGTGCTCGAGGACTACGCGCGCGGCGGGACCGAGCGCGAGACCGGCGACGATGAGGCGGACGACGACGAGCGCGGCGAGTCGTACCGAGGCGTGCTGCGCATCGAGCGCGTTCCGCCCGAGGACATCTTCGTGGACGAGGCCGAGGGCCGCTACCGCGCGCCCCGGTGCATCTATCACCGGCAGCTCGTAGACCGTCACGTGCTCCTCGCCCAATACGGCGAGGTCGAGGAGGGCCTGTACGGATCCGCGAAGGAGCGGCGCGCGGCGATCAAAAAGGTGAAGCCCGGCGCGACGTCGCCGGAGGAGTACCCCGAGCAGACGGACATGGTCGAGGTCTGGGAGGCGTGGCACCTCCCGAGCGCGCCGGTGCGGCGCGGGAAGGATGGCAAGCCGAAGACGGATGGGCGTCACTCGATCTGCATCGAGAACGCCACGCTCTTCGATGAGCCGTGGACGCGCGAGCGCTTCCCCCTGGCCGTCTACCGCCCCGAGAAGGCGCGGCGCGGATTCTGGGGACTCGCGGCGATGCAGCAAGCCATGAGCGGGCAGAAGGAGTACGAGCGCGTGACCGAGAAAGTGCAGCGCGCGAACCGCCTCATCGGCGGGATGCACTTCGTCGCGAACCGCTCCGCCAAGGTGAACATCCGCGACATCACGAACGGTGTCGGCAAGATCATAGAAATTGAAGGCGACATCAACAATGCACTCAAGGAGTGGACGCCGCAGGCCGTCTCGCCGGACACGTACCAATACCGCGAGTCAGTCGCGAGCGACGTGCTCCGCTACCTGGGAATCAGCGCGTACAGCGCGCAGAGCAGCGTCCCGGCGGGGCTGCAGCAAGCGAGCGGGAAGGCACTCGAGGCCTTTGAAGACCAGGAAAACAAGCGACTCATCCTCCGCCACCGCGCGCGCGAGCGCTTCGTCATCGAGTGCTCGGAGCTCATCATCGAAGAGGCGTTGTCGCTCATCGACAAGGGCGTCAAGGTCATCTCGCGGCACCGCGGGAAGAAGGGCTTCGAGGCGGTCGACTGGGCGGACATCGTCGACGTGCTCCGCGACCGCGACGCGTACGTGGTGAAGACCTTCCCGGTCTCGATGCTCATGCAGAACCCCGCGGCCAAGTTTGCGCAGCTCGACGCGCTGCTCGAGCGCGGGGCGATCACGGTGGAGCAATTCAAACGGCTATACGACCTGCCCGACATCGAAGCGGAGACCGACCTCGACTGCGCCGATTACGAGGTCATCGACAAGAACGTCGACTGGATGGTCACGACGGGCAATTACGTGATGCCGCAGCCATTCGACAACTTGGACCTGATCAAGACGCGCGTCGCGAAGGCGATCAACGCGTACCGGATCGCGGAGGTCCCCGACGATCGGCTCGAGCGGCTTCGGCGGTACATCGCCGATGCGCAGGCGCTCCAAGACGAGGCGAATGCGAAGGCGAACGCGGCGGGGCCCATGATGGGCGGCGCGCCGCTCCCGGGCGCGATGGCGACAAGCGAGCCGGCCGCGATGACGCCGGCGGTACAGGCCCCGATGGGTCCGCCGGGCCCGGCCGGGCCGATGGCGGCGTGAGGTACACATGACCGACGAGGCCGAGACGACGACGACGACGGAGACGGACACGACGCCCATCGATGGCGCGAGCGACGAGGCGATGCTCGCCGCGCTGCGGGCCGCGAGGGACGCCGAGCCGAAGGCGGACGGGCAGACGTCCGAGGAGGACCCGCCGGCCGCTCCTGAGGGCATCTCTGCGCCCGCGGAGGGCGAAACGAAGCCGCCCGCGGACGCGGCCGAGGAGGACGAGACCGAGCTCGCGCGGCTTCGGAAGGAGCGGGCGAAGATCGAGCGCGAGCAACAGGCTCGCGACGCGATGAAGGCGCAGCTTCGGGCGGAGCTCGAGGCCGAGCTTCGCGGGGCGCTGCCGAAGCGAGACGACCTTCTCGCCGAGGCGCGCAAGGAGTGGCTCGCGCGCTTCAGACAGGACCCTGTCGCGGCCTTCCGCGACGCGGACGTGGACGGCGCGCAGGCGGTCGCGCGGCTGGCGGACGCGGCGAGTCCGGAGGGGAAGCTCCACGCGCGCATCGCGGAACTGGAGTCACGCCTTGAGAAGGCACACGACCCGCTCGCGAAGCGGCTCGAGCAGATCGAGGCCGAGCGCAAGGCCGAACGAGAGCAGTACATGGCTCTTGTCCGCGCGCAGGAGGAGCGGGCGCTCGTGCAGCAGATCGACGCCGCGGCGGACGCGGCGCCCGCGGTGCGCGCTTACTTTGAGAGCGAATCGAAGCTCGTTTCGCGCGCGCGCGAGATAGCTGCAGAATACACGCGCATGACGTCGCGCGAGACTTGCCCGTGGTCGGTGATCGTGCAAGAACTGAAATCGGAAGCTCGGAGAGAAGCGCCAAAGGAGATTGAACGTCTCCAGAAGCGTCTCGCGGAGCTGACCAAACTGGTGCAAAAGCCGGCACCAGCCGCCGCGGACAAGAAGCCCGCCGAGCCGAGAGGGGCAGCGATAGGCACGCGCACGCTCACCGCGAAGAGCGGTTCGGAGCGGCGGTCTACGCCGAAGCCCCTCGCGGAGATGTCCGACGATGAGCGCGAAGCGGCTGCACTCGAGGCAGCGCGCGAAGCGATGCGGGGCACGAAGCGCGGGACCAAGACCGTCTCCGGCTGACGACGCGGCAAGCGGGCGCTCCACGGTGACCGGCCCGAACGGGCCTCCCTCTCGGAGCGACTCTCATGACTGCCACTCTCGCCGCATCCACGGCGCTTTTGAAGGTCCGATACCCGGACGGCAAGCTGCCCAACGCGTCGTACAAGAATTTCAAGTACGTCGCCCAGGTCACGAAGAACGAATCGGACGGCTCGGATTCGCGAGCCCTCGCGCTGCAGCACGAGTATCCGCAAGGGTCCTCGTCGCTTTTCTCCGTCGCGCTCGGCTCCTTGAAGCAGGGGACCTACTCGCGCTTCACGCTGACGCGCGTCGAGCACTTCGGGATCGCGCGCATCAAGGGCCAGGCGCTCAAGGCCGCGGAGGGCGATGAGAACGCCCTCGTGGACCTCTGGAAAAACGAGACGGACGGCGCGTCCAAGACCGAGCTCATGAACCACGAGATCTACGCTTTCGGCAACGGAAGCGGCGCGCTCGGGAAGATCAGCACCGGTGTCACGGGCACGACGGTCACGCTGACGGTCGCGAGCGACACGGCGCGCTTTGCTCTCGGCATGCGCGTTGGCGCGGTGTCCACGAACACGCTCTCGCCCACGGTCCGGACCGGCTACGCGACGATCACGGGCATCGACCGCGCTGGCGGCACGCTCACGATCGCCGCGAACTGGAACGCGACGATCTCCGGCATCGCCAACAATGACTACCTCGTTCGCGCGGGCGACGAGGCCTCGGGCGGCACGGCGGCCGTCATCGTGGGGCTCGGCGGGTGGGTCGTCGGCGGCACCAGCCCCGGGACGCTCTTCTCGCTGAACCGGAACACGGACCCGGTTCGTCTCTCGGGCCAGTCGTACGACGCGACGGGCGCCCCGCTCGAGGAGGCGATCCAGGAGGGCGAGGCGCTCTCGGCGCAGCAGGGCGGGACCGGTGACAAGGTCCTCTGGTGCCACGTGCGCGACTTCGCGAACCTCAAAAAGTCGCTCGGCACGAAGGTCACGTACCCGCGCACGACCGTGAAGGGCACGATGGCCGGCGTCAGCTTCACCGGCGTCCAGGTCGAGGGCGACGACGGGAACATCACGATCATCACGTCGCCGTTCATCGACAGGAACACGGCGTTCCTGCTCCCGGACGACGCCGCGGTGCTCTACAGCGTCGGCCCCGCGCCGCACTTGCAGAACTACGACAAAGCCGACTTCCTCCGCGTGAGCGGCGACGACGCGCAAGAAGTCCGGTTCGCCTCGTACGTGCAGCACGCGGTGAAGCCGGGCGCGCTCGGCGCGTCGGTCGTGTTCTCGAACTTCGGGGCGTGACATGAACCAAGGCAAGACCCCGAGCGTCTTCGGGCTCGGATACGGCATCTGCGTCGGCTGGTTTTCGTTCGCGCCGAACGGCTCGAGCGATCCGTCGACGGCGAGCTACGACGGCCCGCTCAAGTCGTGGATCACGTCGGTCACGTACGGCGCAACGGGCGTGCAGACCATCGTCTTCAAGTCCGGTTTCTCGTTCGCGAAGACGCCGACGTTCGCCCCCGTGGGCGTCGCGGAATCGTTGACCGAGCACTACCTCGTCCAGCAGACCGGCGCGTACGACACCACGACGCGCACGCTGGTGCTCCAGCAGCACCGAAACGGCACCGGGCGCGTCGTGCCCGCGAACGCCGCAACCAAGATCGTTGTGTACGTGTTCGCTCAGGACACGCAGGGGAAGTGACATGGGAGCCTCGACGAACGCGCAATTGCGCGACCTGGTCTACAAGACGCTTGGGTTTTCGGACTCGAGCGCGCAGGAGACGATCGCAGAGATCGCGCTCAACCTGACGCGGAACGGTCTCATCTTCACGAAGTCCGCCGTGGACGCCGCGGATAACACCGCGACGGACATCTCCACGATGCCGCTCGACGCAAAGGTGCTCGTCACGGCGGTTACGATCATGCCGCTCGCGGCGCTGACCTCGAACGACACGAACTACGCGACGATCGTGGTCGACGTCGCGGACGGCGCGAGCGGTTCGGCGACGACGATCGCGAGCGTCACGACGAAGACCGCTGGCAGCGGCGGGACGGGCAACTGGACCGCGGGCACGGCGATCACGATGACGCTCACGGCGACCGTCGCGAACCTGCTCATCGACGGCGCGACGGCGCGCAAGTGGATGGGCGTCAACATCGCGAAATCTGGCACGGGCGTCGCGGTGCCCGCGTCGATGTACTGGTTTACCTTCAAGCTCGTCTGAGCGAGGGGCGGCGATGTCTCGCAACGTGACGCGCGCGACCCTCCGGTCGCGCGTGCGGCAAAAGACGGCCACGCAAAACGCCTCGAACCCGAGCGACGCGGACATCAACGATCTCATCAACGTGTACCTCTGCGAGCTCTACGACGCGCTCGTGGAGGCATCGCCGCCCGACTACTACTCGAGCGATACGACCGTCACGACCGTCGCCGGGACGACGGCGTACGCGCTCCCTTCCGATTTTCGCTCGCTCATCACGGTGGACGCCGCGTACGACGGCGACCGCTACCGCCCGCTCGTGCACATCAACGATATGGATCGGGCCGTGTACCGCCCTCCCCAAGGCGCGTACGCGGTCCGAGTCCGCTACATCCCGGCCCCGCCGACGCTGACGACGGACAGCGCCGACGCGACCGGCCAGATCGACGGCGTGTCGGGCTGGGATCAGCTCGTCGTCGCGTGGGTGTCGCGCGCCATCCTGCAGGCCGAGGAGCGCGAGACCGGCCCGCTCGACCAGGAGATCGCGCACCTCGAGTCGCGCGTGCGGTCGCAGGCCGCGCATCGCCACCGAGGGCTTCCGCGGAGCGTGCTCGACATCGAGAGCATCGACATGTGGCCGTACCCGTTCGGGCAGAGCGTCTACGGCTACCATTTGCGTGCAGGATACATCGACCTCTTCA